ATATTTCCGCCCGAAGTTTTTTCAAATATGATAAATGCTGTATCTTCGTGCTTGATTTCATATATATTCGCTAAATTTTCCATATTAGTAATCTACTCCCATTAGAAGGTAATCTCTCATTTGGTTTATTTTTATTTTATTATTAAACCGTTCGGCTCTCAGCTTTCTATTCTTTTTAATAAGAAGATGCATACAGGCGTATTCAGCTTCTCTTCTAGAGAAGAAACATTTAGAAAGAGCAATGTTTCTTCCAGAAGCAGTGGTAAACATTTTTTCAATTATATTTCTATTGGTAGATGCGTTTACGTTGGTATATATATCAACTCCAATAAAAACATCATTAAACTCTCCCCACGTTTCATAAACTTCTAGGGATGGAGAAATTACCCAAATCTTTTTCATATTGTTTCCTTATCAGTAAGATGCGTCTATTTTTGGTTCCCATAAAGCCCCATGAGTATCACATAAAACTTTTCTCATTTGGTCACATGGTACAGAGCTAATAGTAATTTCTCCTGTAACTAGATCAGTGTCTAGTAAAGTAGGATGGGCACATTGGTATTTTTCATTCCGCCATTTACCACTTTCAATAAATTTATAATGTTTACAATCTATACAAAATTTCATATTAACTCCTAAGAGAAAGAATCGAAGATATTTTTAGTAAATTTCTTACCTTTTTTACTTCTTTCTAGATCAGCTTCCCCAAACATAGAATTGTCCATTACAGGTTTTTCATTTATAAAAACACCGTCCTGATCAACTAACGTCTGTGCTGAGTCGTCCGCATTATATAGACGCATTTTACTCTTGTCAACCCCAATAACAAATTTATTATATAGGTCCAGACTACCAAATCTATTCTTTAGTTGTTTGAATACTAATTGCCCTAACTTTCTTAATTCCTCATTTTCAACAATAACACACATAAAGTCAGTAGTGAAAGGCAACCCGTAGCTATTTTTTGTTAGAATACCATTACAGTAAAACAGATTATCTCCTGATACTGTAATATCAATAGTTTCCTTTTCGCCGACTTCTTCTATAGAAACAATTTCATCATTAAATTTTAATAATGAATCAGAAATGGCGTCTTTCTCTCGCTTTTCTGTTTCTAATTTGATTAGAAGATCGGTAAGTTCAAATACATCCATATCATATTTGTTTAGATTTTTCTCAATCATTTCATATGCTAATGAGAAACACTTTTCTTCAATATCAAACATTACTGAGTATATCCTTTACTTTTTGTAAAATAAATTGTTGACGCTCTGATAAATTGTCAAAGTTCCATACGGCGATTACTTCAAAACCTCTTTCTTCCATGATCTCTTTTTTAAGTATATCAGTTTGAATCGCAATGTCTTTATCAATAAATCCTCTCCAAATTCTTTCTGGATGGGAGTGCCAGAACTCATTATTATATTCTATAATTATTTTTATACTTTTTATAGTGAAATCATAAGCATAGTTTTTATTATTATGGCGAGTAGTAAACTCTTTACTGCCTTTTATTCCCCAGCATATATCGTCTCTTTTTATTCCAAGTTTTCTAAGTTCTTTATAGATTGGTATAAAGAACTTAATGGCCTCCTTAGAAATACCAGCACATAAAAATATCGTAGTTCCGTATTTTTCCATAAGAGTTTTGTCGCGTTTTTCTCGCATCTCATTAAATCGTCGTTCACCGTCTGTGCCATATTTAGCAATAAAAGAGTTTAATGATAAAATGCTCTTTTCAACATATGGCCGTCTCAGGGCATTTGCCTCTTCGAGAGTATATCCTTTATCAATCCAATGACCAATGGAATTTGGTGGCAATTTTGATTTTCTACCATGAATCTTTTTTTGATTTAATGCATGTTGTGATATTTCTTTTATCTTTAATATTGCTTCTTTTTCCGTATAATTTTTCTTTTCGATCCAATATTCTTTCGAAAACGTGCTGTATTTGTGTGTTATTTTTGGACGTTTTTTAAGCGTAGTTATATATTCTTTCTGAGCTACACCCCCATTCTTAATAAGAATCTTTTCTTTTCTTGATGTTGTTTCGAAATATCTTTTATATAAAGAAAAGAAATCTTCTGTATTATTTTCTAAAATAGCTACAAAAATTCTAATACGTGATAATTTCTGTGATAACGACCAAACATCATCTAAATAGTGTTCAATAAAGTTGTATATTACAGACAATTTACTTTTAGATACTTTGTTTATCTCTTTTCTGATAACTGATAATTCTAAGAAATCTACTTTATTCATTTTAATCCCGTTGTGAATGGCTTCGTTTACTTATTTATCTATCTGCCATTCACAACGAATTTAGTTAAGAAATTGAGCTTAATAATGCCCCTTCTTTAAGACCTTGGTTAAAAGAAATACGCGAGACAGACCCGTTATTAGACGCCGGGAATAGATGATCTTTACTAACGATAATTTCCTTTCCAGACTTTAGAGTTATCTTAACACAATCTTTCATTTTTTTATGGTGAACGAGAGATACAGTTTTATATAAATCATTAGCAATAATTTGGTCGCCCACATTTACATCGCCAATTGGCTTGATAGTGCCATCACGTAAGGTGATTTTTTCATTAACATAGATACATTCTGATGTATCTTGTAATGTTGGATCAGATGAATCTGAACCAGAACGAGTTAACTGAGTACCCGTTACCACAGGAACATTAAACTCAACTGCCAACCCTCTTAATTCCTCAGCTATTGCCTTTACATATGTATAAGAATTAACGTTATTACCCATTTTAAGGCGGGAAGAACAACAAATATTAATATAGTCAATATAGATAATATCTGGTTTAAAATTCTTCTTAATTTTAAGTTCATTAATCAGATACCGAAAATGGGATGCCCCGGCAGTAGATGTTGGATATTCTTTGATAATAAGTTTACCCTGCGTTTTGCGCTGTATGCGAGCAACCTTTTTATCATACATTTCTTTTGTAATAGTGCCCATATCATCTAAAGGAATATCTAGAAGATTGGCATCAATACGTTCGGCAATCCGTTCTTCTGCCATTTCAAGGGTAATATATAGAACGTTTTTCCCGTCCATTAGGTTCGTGGCCGCGAAATGGCACATAGAACCAGTTTTAAATACCCCTGTTCCTCCTAGGAACACCGACAAAGTTTTATTAGGAAGACCACCCTTGGTTATCTTGTTTAGGTAATCAATATCAAACGGAACCCTCTCTTCAATCCGATGATAAAATTCAAATCGTTCATTAAAATCTTCTAAGAAATCATGACCAATGTTAGTATCAAATGAAACAGCTAATGCTTGTTGAAGAATTTCGGGAATAGCTCCCTTTGTTAATTTAGCCTTTTCTTTATCATTAAGAATCTGAATAGATTGATGAATAGCATTATATATGGCTTTTTCTTGACAAAACTTCTCTGTTTCATCAAACAACCAATCTATTGAAGTGGTTGGATCGATTTCCAGATTAGAAATGGTAGTTTTTAAATCATTAAACTGGTCATCTGATATTACCGCCGAATTTGATAAATCAATTGCCAAGGCTTCTTTAGAAGGGAAGGCCGCATACTTTTCTACATAACATGATATTAGATTAAATAAAACTTTATCTTTATGCTCAGAAAAATAATCATCTTTTAAAAAGGGTATTGTTTTTCTACCAAATTCTTCATTAAGAATTAGGTTACTAAATATTACGTTTTCAAATGACAATTCTTATTCGTCCTTATATAATTCTTTGGGAATTTTTCTTGTTATAATATTAAGTAATTTAATTTGACTAGTAATTTCTTGATTGATCCAAGCTACTGCATCTTCTTTTATATCAAATATATAATCATTGTTATAATCAATTCTTGTCCAATTTATTATTTCTAATATTTTAAAATTAGTTTTAACATTATTTAATAACTGGTCAAAACTTACATAATACTTTACGTTTATTACTTCATTACTCATTAACTTCTCCATACTAGAAATGAGGTTCGGCCAGACTTTCATCCGACCGAACTAAGATTATATCACTATAGATAGGAAATTTCAATCGGTTTCTTGGTCTACCGTCGAAAGATCATCTAACGTATCTTCAGAGAGTAGTCCATTGCCCGCGAGCATATACTTGTCACGGACATACTGTTTAAAAGTTTCGTTTTTAATTAAATTACGAAACCAATCCTTCTCAATATTAGATGCATAGGTTTTCTTTTCAATTACTTCTCCTGTTACTGGATTAACTAATTGATACCATGCCCCGGTTTTAACAGCGAAACCACTTTCTACTGCTAGATCAAGCATACCGGAATACTTATCAATACCACCATTATATAATACAGAAAATGATAGTTTAGATTTTTCTTTAGTATATCTTGACTTTTCAATATTGATTGTATAGTTCCAACCAATTAGAGTTTTATTAGAGTCTTGGATTTGTGATTTTGTAATGATAAAAACAGAAGTAGCAGATAACATTACTTTTTGCCCGCCACCAACTACCTGAGAGTGACTATTGTCCTGAGCATCATAAACGTGATTAATGATTACTCCCGACAAGTCTTTGATAGTAAAGTGTGGAGTTACAATTCTAAATAATGATGTAATAGCCTTGGCTCTACTCATATCAGCAACTGATTTTTGTTCCTCTGCGTCTTCAACTTCTTTGACAGAAGCTAGATTACCTAGTGAATCTACAAAAATAAATACCTTATCTCCACGCTTAATATTTTTTAATTTATCAACTAAATCAAATTTTAATTGTTCGATATGTAGTGTTGGGATATGAATAATTCTAGATGTATCAAGTTCTAATGATTGTAAATATTTTTTTGGAGCGCCAAATTCAGAATCATAGAATAAAATTGTTGCATCTGGATATTTTACTTGATAGGCTTTCATACATAAAAAGCCTAACAGAGTTTTGAAGCTCTTACTCTTACCTGATAGAATCGTAAGACCTGAAACAAACCCTCCATCTACTTCTCCCGAAAAGGCGATATTTAGAATTGGTAGGGCAGACGGTATAATATCCTTTTCATTAAAATAGATAGAATCGTCTAATGATACTTGTAGTGAACCTTTAGGAGACGTTCCTAAAAGTTTATTAAATAAGTCTGACATAATTTTCCTTTTTTGGTTGGTTGCTGTTTTATTTTTATACCAAAGGGACTAACTCTGGTTACTAGATTGCTCTAGTAGTTTATTTATCGTCTATAGTATATCCAAATGAATAATTTTTGGTTTTCTAATTTTTGGTTTTCTTAATTTTATTTTTTGTTCTTCATTCATTGGCCCACGAATTTTTCCTAAATTAGCTTCTCTTATCTTCTGTTTAGTTTCTTCAGACATAGACCTTTTTGATATACTCATTTTTTGTCTAGTTTCTTCAGAAATAGGTTTTCTTTTTTTACATGCATTTCGCATTTTTTCTTTGGTTTCCTCAGAATGTACTCTACCTCTGGTTTTTGACACTCGTTTTTCTACTGTCTCTGCACTTTGTTTTTTACCAGTTAATGAGATAGATATTTTATTTCTAATATCTATCTCATTTTCAAATGTTAAAAAATGTTTAAGATTTGTATTTAGATTATAATATCTACTTTTTATTTCTTCTGGTTTTATAAAACCAAGATAACGCTGTTCTTCAACAAATGTTTCCTTTTTACCTAAAATATTAGTTTTTATAATTCTACGTTTAAAATCATCTGGTCTTCTTCTATATGCATCCCGCATCCAGTTAGAAGAACAGATGTACCCATCCGTTTCTGTTCCCCAATGGCAACCAACATAATATCTCTTGTGTTTACGGTCGAACCAGATATAAACAAAACCATATTTCTCTACCAATTTTAATACTCCTGTAATTATCTCTACATAAGTATTTATGGTAAAGTGTAGTGTGCCCCAAATGATTCTTTCTCCCGTTTTGGCATAGAAATACCTAACCAACCATAATCTTGAACTCCCTCAAGAATATCTAAAAATCTTGCTGGTAATTTAATATTTTCAATATCCATTGCATCTTTAAACAATGGAGCAATATCTTCTGGTGTATAACCAGCATATCCGCACCCAATCTCTGTTACATTAAATGTAAATACAGAGTTAATCTTTGCATCTTTAAAAAACTCATCAATATAAACTTTGATTTTATCTAGATCAAGTGTTTTTAAATTTCGATCTTTTGTTGGGATTGCATAACTGTAACCCTGTAATCCAACTCCTTGTCCAATTATGGCTCCATGTTTAAGATAAGCAAATCTCGCCGCGCCCTTTCCATGTCTTCCAGATTCATTACTTCCAAATACAAATATATCCATTATTATTCCCTTTATCTAAATTTACCCAAAGTCGAAAACATCTTCGAGAGTTGGTGTTTTATTACTTTCCCAACCAATTGCTTGTAATATTTTTTCAATTGGAGATAGGAATGTCTTCTCAAATTGAGCATTATAATCAATATATTGATTTAAATGTAGATCATCTGGAAGATCATCTGGTACAGAAATAACATTCTCAAATACAGGATTAGGAAGCTGTAAATAACAAAACCTTATTTTATCACCAGACTTAATATGTGGTAATTTATCTAGACCTAATTTTCTAAGATATTGATTATACACTAATGACCCCCTCACATGCATAGGAGAACCTTTAGTATATATGTTAGAAGCAGATGTATATTTTCTAAGATTGTTGGCAGTGCCGGGAGTAGCAATTTCAGAAAAACTCCGTTTGAAAAAATCTTTTTTACAATCAGAAATGTAATTATGCACATCATTTTCTGTCATTGTCATTATCAATTTAATGGTCTTTTTCATATAATCTTTACATACCATAGGAGTAGAAGACCTATTAGTTTCTAGACCAACAAATTTTAATTTAGGCTCAGGGTAATTAATACCTTCTTTATTTAAAACATTAAGAACGTAATGTTTCTTGCCTGTCCATATACCACGATCAGCAATATTTTCCCTCGCCATACGAATCTTATTTTGATAAGAGTTCATATAGACATGAAGATTTTCAAATGAATCCTTAATGACTTTGGCTAAGTGCTTATTATACAGTGTTTCTATGGCTTTGACAATCTCTTTTTTGTCAGATATACCAAGTTTATCGACTATACCTTTAAGTGTAAAATAACCAGAATCGGTATCCCCGGCTACTTGGTACGAAACATTAGTAGTTCCTAGAACTTTATTTAGAAATCCATTAATGTCTTTACAAACCCACTTGACGGCCAACTGTCCAGATAGAGTAATTGCTTCTGCCATATCTACAGAATACCAACGGCAGTATGGATTACTCAACATACCATATGCGCTATTAATTGCAATTTTCAAAGCATATTGCATAGCATCATTTCTACTAATATTATCTTTAGTTTCTTTATATAATTTTAATAATTCCGTATCTGTTAATTCAGCTAAATTCATTTTTCCTCTCATTAATATGTTTAAACCCCGGACCATTTTTTCTTCCGCGAACATGTATAGTTTCATCAAATTCGTCCATATTAATTAAACGGTCTTTTTGTGTTTCTTTTATGTTTACCCATATTCTATTTTTTAGAGTATTGCTGTGTTTTTTATTAGTATGCTCTGGACGACCTTTCTTATAATTTAATTTATTTCCTGTTTCCAGATCAAGATATACAACATACCCATCATTAGTAATAAATGAATATTTTCCTACATTTCCGCTATTCTTACACATTTTTTCTTTTGTATTATCGGAATGGATATATCCATTCCGATATGAAGTCAAATTTCCATTTATATAATCTGGACTATCCTTGCTTGTTCTATATCGTTTACCATTTTTGTCAACAACAACTAATGTATTCAATAAACTGTCAGATATTTCCTGTTTTCGTGCAGCAGACAACACTCTACCAGTATTTGATTTGGATATTTGTTCAGAAATATATTGTCTAGCATAGTAATAAAGAATACTAGTATTACCAATTCTTCTCATTTGATTAAAGGCAAACCACATTTTATTTCCGAAAGTTTTAGCCAATAACCAATGAGCAATGAAATGTTGTCTAGGAGATAATTTAATAATGTTATCTTTATATTTCATATATTCTGGAAACATACTTTTAGGTAAAATATGATGTTTCTCCACAATATCACACCTATCATCTATTTTTATATTTGAAATAAATTTGCAATATCTAATCAAGCTCCGTTCATCAAAACATATGTTTGATTCTATTATTTTATTTAAATAATCCATCTTACTATAAACTCCTTCTATGGTATTTATAGTTTGCGACGCAATATTTCTGCCTCTATCTCTCGTAATTTTATATTATCTTCCTTTATCATAGTCTTATGCTCTACACGTTTATTGAAAAAATTTTCTAGAATTTTTGGCATAAACCCTTGTTTTTCTTTAGAAAAACACACCATATTTCCTGTAACTGATAGGTTTTTTTCATTGATAATATGTCTATATCTTTCTAATTTTCCATCAAGAATCTGATCAACAGTTAAATTTCCTAATTTTCCTTTTATCATAGTTTCAGGAGAAATATTGTAGGAAATCTGTTGGTGAGGATAACTTGATTCAATATCAAGTGATATTAACCAATGATACATTCCTGCTTCTGTATCAACAACAAAACCTCCTTCAAACTCTCTAACGTTTTCGGGCATTTCAAATGATGGTATTACCCTATTCTGGTTTAGAAGAATATGATGGATACAAACATCCCACGGTTTCACCGTACCAAATGTATCTTTATAATTACATTTATACAGATACGCCAGACAGAAAGCAATATTTAGATAGCCAAGCTTGGCATCTAATTTATCAATAAGAACAGTATCATTGATGTTATAATCAATGAATAACTCAAAATTCTTTTCGTATAGATCATTGAG